ATACATAGGCAGACTAGCAATACCATACATAACACCATCAGGTGTAGTTGATATTAGATTCAGAGCAATAGGTAATGCTGACCCAAAGTATATGGGCATGCCAGGTGCTAAGACCAGCATGTTCAATGCACAAGTAGTTCTTACTGCATCAGATTATATCTGTGTAACAGAAGGAGAAATAGATTGCATTACAGTTAGTGTCAAGACTAACCATCCAGCCGTAGGTATTCCAGGGGCCAACAATTGGAAACCGTTTTACTCTAAGATATTAGATGACTTTGATACAGTAATTGTATTAGCAGATGGTGATACAGCAGGTATGGATTTTGGCAAGAAGGTTAGCCGAGAGTTAGGTAATGTTAATATAGTGCAGATGCCAGAAGGGCATGATGTAAACAGCATAGTAATGCTAGAGGGGGCAGAGTTTATTAATGAGCGAATCCGAAAATGCATTTCTTAATAACGGTGAAGATGTATGGGAGTTTATTAAAGAACATCCTAGATACATAGGCATACCAATCTCCAACAGCAAAGGATTAGATATCCTTAATGCGTTAAGAGATGTATGGATGGCAAATAAAACAGACCCACAAAAAGCAAACAGCATGTTAACAATGCTGGCAGCAGTGTTGGTATCGTCAGAAGCAGGGCACGGAGATGAGATTGTAGAAGAAGTGTTAGTACAAGAAGCAATGATGGACTTTGAAGAACAGGCTAAGGAGATACTTAATGAAAGACCTGAATAATTTTGAAGATATATTAAATGAACTGCGTGTAATTATGATACGTAAACATCAAGACTACGGCCCTTTTAACATAGCCAATGCTCCAGGTGGTGCAATGAATGGACTGCTTGTGCGTATGCACGACAAGATGGCACGATTAGAAAACCTTTACTACAAAAGTAGCGACACGCCCAACTATGAAAGTATTGAAGATACCTTTATTGACTTAGCAAACTATGCAATAATCGGACTATTGGTGCAAAGGCGACAATGGGAAGGCGTAGCAGAGGGATAACGTGGACTACTTAGAAGAGTATGAGCAGATGGTTGTGGCTATTGCTGCCGAATACCAGCGCAAATACCCTATGACTGACCAGCAAGACATACAGCAGGTGCTGTGGATATGGTTTGTTAGTCACCCACAAAAGTATAAAGAGTGGTCAGCACTGCCAAGAAAAGACAAGGACAAACTCATAGCCAAGTCTCTTCGCAATAAAGCAATTACTTATTGTGAACGCGAAAAGGCACGGACGGTTGGCTATGAGTTGCTTGACCTGTACTACTACGATGCATCTGTTATCGAAGCGTTCTTACCATCAATCATTGCTGAGTCGTATGAGATTCCAACCAAAATTAAAGACCTTAACTTTAAGTTTAATAAGTCAGAGGCTGCTAATGATGGCAACAACTGGCTGGTACTTAGGTCTGATATTGCAGCAGCATATTATAAACTGTCAGAAGCAAAGCAGTTTATCCTCAAGGTTAGATTTACAGTAGATAATCCTGAGTGGAGTGAGACAGCCAAAGAGTTGGATACAACACCAGATGGTGCACGGATGAAAGTCCAAAGAACTATTGCATCTTTAATTAGAAACTTAGGCGGATGGAAACCACAGCCTGATGATGATTTAGTAGAGGCAGATGATGACGAACGAGGAGAATGATGTTGCTAAGGAAATCAGAGAGTTACTACACCCAACGGATTACTCACGTGCTATGGACTTGCGAGGAGAATCTATTGGAGATGTTTGCGTATGTGGAGGGGATGTATTTCATGCGCTTGTTGCATTTGACCAAGGTGAAATATGCTTTTATTTCCTTGATGGAGAGTGCGTTAACTGTGGGTCTATGGTCACACTCCCTCACCCAACGAACCAGGAGTTTGACTAATGCCACTGTTTGATTTTAAATGTCATTGTTGTTCAGATGTAATTGAAGTAACGGAAAATATACCGCCAGCCTGCACAACTTGTGGTGAAACTATGCAGCGTATATGGTCAGCACCAGCCATTAAGTTTAATGGAACAGGCTTCTACTCAACAGGAGGATAGATGGAATACCCAGATTGGCAAGGCACGCCTAACTGCAGAAGTGTAGAGTCAGAGGAGTTCTTTGTACCAGATGGTAGTTCTACATATAGAGAAGTTAAGATGCTTAAAAAGATTTGCAGCAATTGTGAAATCAAACAACAGTGTTTAGATTATTCACTTAAGCATGCAGTCTTTGGATTTTGGGGTGGCACTACAGAGTATGAACGTAAACTAATAAGAAAAAAACTTAAGATTACAGCCAAGCCACTATACTTAGGATACCCATGAGCAAACTATCAGACTTCGACTTAGACCTAGCAAAGGGACAAGAAGGAGAAGGGTTAGTAGAACAACTACTAACAGGTGGCAAAACAGTAGAAGTTAAAACAGATTTGAAATGGAAAGATACTGGCAACCTATACATCGAAACAGTTTGCTGGTCACACAACAACGAGAATTGGTATCTATCAGGATTGTCCAGTACTAAAGCAGAATACTGGGCTTTCGTATTGGAGGGGGCAACCCTGTTAGTACCAACGGAGGTACTCAAGCAAGTAGTAACGGTTCGGGGAAGAGCCATTACTTGCAACATACCTCCCAACCCTAGTAAGGGCTACCTTATTAAGGTTGAAGACATACTTTCTGCCCTGCAGAAATAGAAAAAACCCCCAGCGCTGGTGTCTACATACCAGAACTGGGGGTTTACTGTCTCTATGGGGCTGCTAGACCCCTTAAATCGGTACTACTTTGAGCCTACTCCGTACTCATCTTCTGTCTTATCTAGCGCTTTAGCCAGTGGACCAGCCATAGAAGCCACGGCAATTGAAATTGCTGGCTCCAAACCTAGTTCATTGCCTGCTAGGAAGGTTAGGAATGATACAAGTACACCACGTAGGTATGACTTTAATACTGCCTTTTGCTTCTTGTTTAGTTTCATTTCTTCTCTTTCTTTTTAGGTAGTGGCTTTAGTTTAGAGGCTGCTAATCTGGCTTGGTCAGCAGTCTTATACACTGGTTTGTTTAACCATGGAAACCATGAAGATGTGTCATTGCCACAGTTATCTTTAATTGATATATGTAAATGTTTATTGTGTGGATTACTACCAGTGTATGGCTTGTCGCCTCTACCTGGTATCCATATCTGACCCTTAAAGATTAGATACTTAACACGCTTGTCCTTCTTTAACTCCTCATAGATTTCAACGCAATCAATGTTACGTGCTGGGTCATGAGTTAAATCAACAGCAAGTCCCGTGTTATGGTCGCTGTTGGGGTTCTGTTCCAGATGTGCTTTCGACGGCAGAAGTCCATCGGATACTTTCGTACGAGATGGCGCTATCGCTGTGGCTTGTCGAAGGACAGCAATAGCGGCAGGTGTGGCTTTCTTGACAACAGGCTTCATTCATTTCTTCCCTTATGCAACATCATCTGATATAAAATTTCTACTTTTTCTTCTAATCTCATGACAGAATCTTTAAGGCTTGACCCACTATTGGGCTTGAGTTCATTGAGATAATGCTTAACTAGCCAGCGTACCGCTGCGGTAAAGCCACCTACAATTGTCATTACAGCAACAGCAACGGTTGCATAGTCTTGTGCTTGCATTACACAGTCCTTATCGTGATATCAATGATTCCACCATAACCATTAAAGCCACGGTCAGGTGGAGTGAGTCGAGTAAATGAGACTTGCTCGATGAGTGCTTGGCGAGATTCACCCGTAGTTAAATCTTGCCATGTAACAACGTCACCGTTTTGTTCGACAGATTCTAATTGTGTGATTCTGTCAAATGCTCTTCCGTCATATCCTGTCATAACATTATATTTATCTGTCTCTACGTCATAGCAATAGACGGGAAACTTTATAATTCTTTGTCGTGGTGTAGCAATGTAAGCCTTTGCCTGATAGCCCTTCATAATAGGACCCTTACTTGCATCAGTGCCATCACGAAACAATAAAAACTTATAGGCTAAATACTCCTGTGCTTCCTGTGGGTTAGATGTAGTTACCTCAACTGGTGGTACAGATGCAGAGTAGGCAACAACATCATACTCAGTGCCATCAGCAGTAACTGTTTCTAAAGTCATGGACCCAAACTCATAATCTCCACGTGCAATAAGACGCTTAAAGTTTTTTGGTTCAAGTGTATTGTATCTAATATAACCAGTAGTTAGATAACCATTAGTTACTAATTCTGTGGCTGATTCTAAATAGATTGCACCATCTGTTACTTTACGAGCCGTTGAAAAAGCAAGACGATTGGTAGTACCAAGAAATGCTACACCTGTTGTGTAATGCTCTGTTGTTTGTTGAATTTGTAAGTCGTTTGCATAAGCAAAACGCAATGGTTCTACTTCTGTTCCTAAATCAAGGCGGATAAGTCCGCCATCTAAAGCACCTATGCCTGATGCTGCCCAAACAAATCTATCTCTGCCAGCAAAGTCATAAACTGGCTGTGTTGTTTCAACAATAAGTGGACCATAATTAATTGAACCATCTTGGTCATTGACAGTTGCAACTCGAATACCTTTATTAGTTCCAATCATCATGTAACCTAAGTAGTAATACAACTTTTCTACAATTTCACCAGCAGGTAGTTCTGCTGCAACTACTGCAGATGTAAGGGTAGGCATTACACCACTAGTATTTAATGTGTACTTTTGGATAGTAGAATAAATACCAGAATGTCCAGCGGTATAAATAGCAGGACCAGATGCAGCCACAGATGTATAGTGATAGTTGGTGTTAGGATTTGTATATACTGGTGTAGGTAATGCCGATGCTACAGTAGATACTTCATAAACAGAATTGTTAATACATAAAACAATACGGTCTTTAATAAACTCCATAGTTGCATAAACAATTACACCAGTAGCAGTAAACATAAGTGTTTCATCTGCAGTACTAGCCGATGAACCAGTTAATGGCTTTTTAAACATATGTATTTTGTTTGAGCCACCTTGGACTTTATTAGTTACCCAGTATGCATTAACCCCATCATCGCAGATTGCATATACTTTTTCATCTGTTCCGCCAGTGTAGTCAATATAATGTGTAACTGTACCATTAGCCGAAATTTTGTCTACATCAAACTCATCATGTAATAACACACCATTAGTATTAGACCATTGAATAGACCGTACATGTTGGTTAACATGCTGATGGTCTGTACCTGTAATTTCACCAGTAGTTACATGTGTATTAACTACACTTTTAAGTAAGGTTACTTGCCCTTGCTCAAATACATTTACCCCTTGACTATCTGCAAAGCGATACTGCGCTGGAGTATTAGATGCTGCTTGTGCTGGGTCAAAAAATGTTATGCCATCTCCACCATGAAAAGACATCTGACTTCTAATCCACCAGCCAGTAAGCGATTGCTCACCTGGCTCTGTTTGATTGTCAAATTGTTCTTTACGGAACGGTGCAGTTTGGCGAATGTATGGACGATTGTCGCTAATAGCGTAGATAAATGGCATGCCACCAATAGCAACATCATAGGCTATGTCTGTATTCTGCCAGATAGCAGAAGTAGCAACAACACCAACATCGACAGCAATGGCTCGCGTTGCACGACCTTCGGTAATATCACGATTAGCCACTTAGACTCCTAGTTTTATTGTTGGTTAAGTTTGTTCTTTAAATGTTCATGCGCCCAGTACAGTGCGTAATACCCATAATCAAGGCTAAAGCGTTTTATATGTTTTACTAGTGCACCAGTGTGTGCATATAGCGGAATACCTGCTGCTTGCATCTTGCGGAAAAAAACAATGTCTTCGCCTACATACTTGTCGCCAATGTTTTCTTGCTCAGCAAACATTGACTGGTCTGGAAACTTCTCACGCATAGGTGCAATAATTGATTTATGCATAAGAACAAAACCAAACCCTGCACTGTCTACCTTAATTAGTTCGTTATCTGGTAGTGGATGTACATGCTGGATACTAAACTCATCTACATCATAGAACAATGCAGGGTATGGCTTAGCCAATGTGCCTTCATTTTCTTTAGATATAAAGTAAGTACCACTAACTACTGGTCTGTTAATTTTGTCAGCAGCATCCCAAATCTTTGTGACTACCTCCATATTGACTACAATATCTGAGTCAATCCATAGAAGCCAGTCACTTTTAATCTGGTCAGCCCAGTAGTCAAACAAAACTTGACGTTGTCTGCCAATCTGATTACCTTGTACTCGCATACTGTGTGTAATCTGAATACCATTGGCAGGAGCCTGGAGGGCGATGGAAACCATACCCTCTGTGAACTTGCCATCAGTATTGCCGTTGTCACACCAGCCTAGTGCTACTGTTCCCTTGTTTACTTTACTCATTGTGTCCCCTTATTTTATGGCAAGGTTGCCTATATACTATTATGGCACACCTTGTCAAGTAAGCAAAAATTAGTGAGCAGTTTTAATCCGTGCTCAGGGATAATTGTTATTCTGTTGGTTCTTCTACTACTGGTTCTGGAGATACAAACACATCATTATCTGCATCGTAAGTATCGCCAAGTCCAGCAAATTTCCCACGGATGTTAGAGTTGTATGATGTTTTAACCCAAGTGCCACCAAGATTATCTAGCAGCCATTGGTATCCCTCATCACCGTTTGGGTCATTGTTGTCTGTAACAAGAACATTGATTACTTTGTTATTATTATCTAGTTGTGCAAAATGTGCCATTATGAATAATACCTCACTATTACGATTCCACTTCCACCATTACCACCTGCAAATGCAGATGTGTTACTTGCACCAGCACCACCTCCGCCGCTTCCAGTGTTTGCAGTTGCAGCACCACCCGTGCCGTTATCATCTAGGTTACCCGTGCCACCACCTGAAGCACCTCTTGTTGGGTTTGTTCCACCGCCGCCGCCACCGCCGCAGAATCCTTCTATTCCAACACCCGCTGCTGACCACGGAACTACGTTATTAGAGTTAGTAGCCGCTGCGCCTCCAGAACCGCCGACTGTGCCACGCGCACCAGGATTTGAATTACCGTTGGTAGCAGAACCACCCATTCCTCCGCCACCACCACCGTTAGGTTGTGTACCTGATGTGAATCCACCACCGCCGCACGCGCCATCATTTGGCGGTGCAGTATTACCTCCGCCACCACCTCCACCAACAGCAGTAATGATTGCTCCAAAAGATGTAGTAACACCAGTAGTTCCTACAGTGCCACTAGTTGTTCCCCCAGCACCACCTGCTCCAATTGTTACTGTTACAGAAGCACCTGGAGTAACTGAAACCCAACGGCGATAATATGCACCGCCTCCGCCTCCACCGCAACCGCCAGCAGTTGCTTGTCGTCCACCGCCACCTCCGCCACCACCTGCAATAGCGACCTCAACAGAACGCACATTTGAAGGAACAGTAAAAGTTCCAGATGATGTAAATGTTTGAGTGTTTAATGTTGCAGTGCCTGGAAATGTTGAACCAGCACTAGGTTCTGGAAATACTGAGATACCCATTACGCTATCTCCACTCCGCTAACGTGAAAGTCAACTGCTGTTGTTGATGCACTACCAGCAATTACCTGTGTTGCAGGCACTACTTGCTTCAAGTCAAAAAATGCAGACGAGTTAGCAGCAATAGATACGCTACCTAAAAAGTCAATAGCATTGATAGTCATTGATGCAGTTACTGCAGATGTTGTTGGGTTGCAGATAACTATGTTAGTTACCACTGCTGTTGTCCCAGCAGGTGTTGTGTATAGGGTTGTGCTTGTTGTTGCTGCTGCTGTTCTAGCCAGCACTTTACTTACTGTAGCCATTAGTTACTACCTTTCGTAGTTGTTAGGATAATAAAAGTTTTGCTTGTTCTTCTGTGATTCCTAGTTGTGCTAGGAGTGCAGCCTTAGCCTCAGCCTTGACTGCTTCTTCATCAATTGCAATATGTAAATCAATTGCATTTTGCAATTCTGTTTCAGTAATATCTGAATTTTCTGCTGGTAAAATAATTTTATTATTAGGGTCAGTAAAGTTTGCAACTAACCCTTTACTTCCTAATTCATTATCAAGTTGCCGAAGATTTATATTCTTTGATGTTGTTGCCATTATGACCCCATATCCATAACTATAATTGAACGATTATTAAAAGACGGAGTTCCAGCACCAGATGCTTTGTATTTTGCTGTAAATGTATTGCTTCCTGCTGTAAGCCCTGTTAATAATGTGACAGCAGATGCTCTCATACCATCATCAGATGAATAAACCATACGGTTATATACAGCCCTTGTGTCAGCAGCAGATAATGTTGTAGCACCAGTAACCGCAAAACTCATAAAGCCATAAGCGCCCGAAGATGAATTTTGTTGCATAAAAGTAGTTACTATTACTAATGCTTTTGTTCCAGTAGTAAGTGTAACCGCTGGTCCTGGAGTACTTAAATCAGTATAACTTGATGATGTTGTACTTTCATTTGTTGTAATTTCATTAGTTCCAGATGCTGGAGATGCAGCAACCGCTGCCCACTTAAGACCAGTTGCTGTTGCAGAGTCAGCAGTAAGAACTTGGTTGTTAGTACCAACACCTAGACGAGCAGGGGTTGATGCAGCAGTTGCTGCATATATGTCACCCTTGGCTGTAAGCAATCCATCAATATTTGCTACATCTCTACTGCGTGTCATTAGTTGCTACCTTCTTCTAGTTGTTTATCATAAGTTGATTTTAGCATTGAGGTAAATTCCCCGTTGCCTCGGTCGATAGTTACATAAACTTCATTGTCTAGTGTCCACTCTCTTACTGTCATAGTTCTGCGCTCCATCCAATATATGAACTTGTATTGTTAGCAATTAAATCAAAAGGTCTAAACTGGGTAAGACCACTTGAAACAATGGCTGAACCAGTAGCCCAATAACGGCTGCTATAACTGCTATCTGTTCCTACAGATAAGTCCGTAACTGTCCAAGTCGAGCCATAATCTTGAAGTGATAAACCAGTCCACTCAACGGCTGTGGGAGATACTCGCATATTTGTAGCAAATGGCATACCAATTCTTGCTACTGTTGTGCTAGATGCAAAGCCTTTACCAAATACAGTTAAAGACTTGTCCGCTGTCATTCTATAGTAATACCTTTGACAAGCGGCTAATTCTCCTTGGATTGTTCCACCAGTACGGCTAAAAGCAGTGGCAACTAACCCAAGTTCTAACTGAATACCTGTCACCTCATAGTAATCATTAGCCCCAGCAGTTCCTGTTGGAACATTTTGGAATTGTAAAGCAAGTTCGGTTGAATTTGTTGGAACAGTTCCAGTAAAAGTAAATCGCTGCCAAGTAGTTGTAAGCGTTGCTGTTACTGAACCAACCATATTTGGATTTGTGTAGCCTGCATTAACATTTTGGTCCGTGCCTGTGCCGTTCCATAAATAAAGATTTAGCGCGTTACTTGTTGCAGAATAGTTAGCACCTGCGCGAGCATAAAAGGATACTGTTACGGCTTTTCCACTAAAAGGAATTGAGTTGATAGTTTCTATCGAGTTTGCAACATACATTGTGCCTGTTCCTGTTTGTCCAGAGTTACGCTGAACTCTCGCGCAATATTGGATGTTAGGTAGGTTTGTAGTATCATTTGTTGCTTGTCGGCTTACTGTAGATGCTTGACTTGCAGCAGTTAAAATGCTCAATCTGTCCGCAGTATAAGCAATAGTAGAAGCAGCAACAGCCACAGATGTACCGCGTTGCCATACATCGAAACCGCCATTTATAACAGCATTTTTCCCAGCAAGAAAAGCATTAGCAGTCTGAAAGAACTTATTATCAGCCTCTGCAATTGTGTAAGTATTGGCTACAGAAAAAGCATTGACTGTTGTAACGGTTGCAATGTCTCCAGCAACAAGTGCTGTTATACCAGTAATAGATGTGCCATTGGTTGCTGTGTAATCAGAGCCTCGTACTTGTAGTACGCCGTTAATAAAGAATTGTTCCTGCCCTGGAGTGTAGGCAAGTGTAGTAGATGAGTCGCTGCTACCAGTTAGTGATGTCTCACCACCTGATGCAGTCTTTACCCAAGTAGTAATACTTGAGGAAATTGCTGCTGCTCCTTGCGCTCCTAGTCCAGCAACGGTATCCCAAGAGGTTCCGTTATATCTTTTTACCGCCATTAGTATGCCTCCATAATTACCATAGTGCGTAGGTCAGGGTCTCCATCTACAGATTCATCAATCCATACATCGCCTGTTTCTGGAGATGAAGGAGTTGTTGTTCCAACAAAGATTTTTTTTCCTGGGTCAGCATCTGTTACTGTAATTGGTGAAACAACAATAGTTCCTGCGGTACCTGTATTTGTACCCATTCCATCGAAGTCGATGTAGTCATATGTTGCAGGTGCACCACCATCAATTTTGACTTGGCTTCCTCCTGATGGTGCAGCAATCCACTGTAACCCAGTAGAGGTTGAACTTGCTACTGATAGTAAATAACCGTTAGTTGCTGCTACTGTTAGTTGGTCAAAAGTGTTAGTTCCTGTTCCAACCAGTAAGTCACCTTTAGCATCAAATGATGCGGCGACTGCGGCTGCAGCAGAGGCTGCACTAGCAGCAGCGCTAGTTGCTGATGTTGCTGCAGAAGTTGCTGATGTGGCTGCACTTGATGCACTTGTTGCAGCAGCACTTGCACTTGATGCAGATGCTGTTGCTGAGTTAGCAGAAGATGTTGCGCTAGCAGCAGCACTTGTCGCACTAGTTGCAGCAGCAGTAGCAGAGTTGGCAGATGATGTTGCATAACCTGCAATTGTTGCTACTGAGTTAGCAGCAGTGGTCGCACTCGCTGCTGCAGATGTGGCTGATGTAGCAGCGGCTGTTGCACTTGCTGCAGAACTAGTTGCACTTGTTGCCGCTGCTGTGGCAGAGGCTGCTGCTGAAGTAGCACTGGTCGCTGCTGCTGTCGCAGAACTTGCTGATGTTGTTGCGGATGCTGCTGATGCAATTGCTGATGTTTCTGAACTTCCTGCAGATGTAGCAGCAGATGTTGCGCTAGTGGCTGCAGATGCAGCACTAGTTGCTGCTGCAGTTGCTGAGCCTAGAATGCTATCCACATAATCCTTAGGAGTAGCAGATGATGCTGACATACCTGCAGAAGATAGACCAGTAATAACTGGTGAGCCAGAGATAGTTGGGCTAGTTAAAGTCTTGTTAGTTAAAGTCTGTACTGCTGTAGCAATAACTACTGTGCCTGTTGTGTTAGGAATTGTGATTGTGTTGTCCTGTGTAGGGTCTACTACTGTAAGTGTAGTTTCATAGGCATCAGCAGTTGCACCTTCAAAAACAATGCTTGCATCTACACCAGCACCTGAAATGCTAGGGTTGGTAATTGTAGGGCTTGTAAGGGTTTTGTTGGTTAGTGTCTGGGTATCTGTAGTACCCACCACAGCCCCTGTAGCCCCGTGCACACCTGTTGTAGACTCAATGTGAACATTAGACTCACGGTAGTCACGACCAATTGCCATGTGGCGAACAACCGCACCAGCAGAGTGGGCTTGAGCAGAAGAGCCATCTATAGCACGGGTAATAGTAAAGGTGTTGGTAGATACCGCCGTAGCATCTACAATTTCTTCGAGTGCTGTATCTGGGTCAATAACCAAAGTAAAGGTTGTGCCACCCGAAATGGTTGCACCACCAAGGAGCGAAGGCCCAGACTGAACAACAATCGTTGTTGCACCAGCAGTAACCGCGCTAGTCAGCGTAGATTGCTGAGAGCGTGAGGAGTAATTTCTAGTTGTCATTTATATTCCTATCGGCTGTAGTGAACTCTTGTTGGGTACTGAGTTAATTGCTTTTGTTTTTCTTCATTAAGACGCTGTTGAAATAGTCCAAAGATTTGACGCACTGCTGTATTGGATGCACCAAACGGACGCTTAGAGTCAATCTCATCAGCCTGTGGGCTGTATTGAGCAGCACGGGCTGGGTCAAGATAAGACAGTAATCTGTAGGCTGCGCCTAAAATAATTACATCTTTAACTGTATTTGATAATCCAGTTTGTGTAGCAAAATCTTGTGAGTTGCTTGTAAATACTGCTGGGTGTGTAGCATACATAGCCTTAACAGTTCTACCAGGAATAATAACATCATGAATAGTTACAGTTTGTGAACCGCTACCCCAGGTTGCACTATCAGCCAATGGGTCAAAGGTCCATCTGCGAACTCTAATCCATTCTTTTGTTGGACCAATATCCTGCCATGACATTGTAAGAATATTCTCTATGTTTAAATCTTGAAACTCATAAGTTGTTACTGCTGCATTGTAAACAAATGATGTTTGTTTAACTGCATAGATAGCAGAACCAACTGCTTCAATAGTATCGTTAATAGCCTTCTTAATAACATAGCGCGGGAAAATAGGTGAGATAGTAACCTTTACATCCGCAGCATGGGTAGCAGCATCTGTTCCCAAATAACCTCGCCCATAAGGGGCGACTGTTGCTGTATTGCCAACACGGTCAAATGAATCAACCCACATTAATTCTTCATCAATTTCAACTATACCTTTTCCTACATTGCTAGTGTCTCCAAGAGACAAGATTGTAGGCGCAGTACTTGGTGAAGTTAAAGTACTAACCGCAGTTCTAAGATAAGTAGAGCGGTCCTGTTGGTATGTGTAACCCGATAGATTGATAAGTACTTCATCAATCATCTGTGTTAATGTTGTTGTCATAGGTTTATGCTCCTCAATGCAACAACTGCTGACAGTCCAGTAGTTCCCGCTAGTTCGTTACAGATAGCGTTAAGCATTTTGTATTCATTGGGTTGACGATTAGCACTGGCTTTAATGTTTAGTGCTGCTATGATTCCTAAGCCGCTAGTGTCAGCATAATTATTTGCTGCACCTTGTTCGGACTGGTATGCATCTGGTGTTGGGTATGTTCCACCGTTTGCAAGACGATTTAACTCGTCAGCAAATGTGCTACCTGCTACTCCTGTTGCCATTATCTAAACCTCGCAGCCTTCTTTGCTATTGACTTTGGTTGTTTTACAAACTGTTTACCCTTTGCGTTGCCAGCAGCCTTTGCCTTATTGGTTGCTGCTTTTTCAGCAGGACTTAATGCAGCCCATGCTGCTGCTGGTAAATATCTTTTCTTGCCTTTAGATGGCTTACCATCAGAAGTTTTCCACTTCTGTGCAGTCCACTTTTTAAGTGACTGTTGTGACTTAGCAAGAGCCATTACTTGTATCCTCCGCCTGCCTTCTTGTACTGAACTGCAAGCAACTGTGCTTTACGAGCAGACCATTCTCCAGGGTCTCCGCCTTTAGAGCCAGCCTTAATCTTCTTAAACAATGCAGCACGCATACCTGGCTTGGTATAATTACCTGCAGCATTAACTTTAGATTTAGTTTTTTTCTTTGCTACCATTTGACTTTATCCGCCCAGTAAGCCGCAGACATTTTGCCCTTGGCGATATTCTTAGCATGACGTGCTTTAAATGATGCCTGACGTTTTGTAGGCTGCCTGTCACCAGTAACACCCTGCTGACCAAAGCGAATAGTTTTGACCTTGTCTCCCTCTTTAGCCACAACTACGTGTGATTTTGTTGGATGATTTGGTGTGCGCTTAGGCTTGTTAAAGCCTGACACTCCTGCTCGCTTTAGTCTAGGGTCTGACATTATCCTTTAACCTTCTTTAAACGTGGATTCTTTTTCTTAGCAGCAGCGCTAGCCTTACGAGTAGATGATGCAAGAATTGCACCTGCTGCTTCCATAGATACATTAGACTTTTTAGCAATCTTTTTTTGGACTGCTTTAAATCCAGGATTTTTTTTAGTCTTCATAGTTATCCTCTTTTGTATTTACCTTTTGAGTCAAACTTATCTGAACGTGTACCAGAAGTACCTTTTAAAATTGCTGCTGCAACTTCTGCTAATTGCTTATCCCAGTTTTTATCTGAGGCATTAGCATTTGCTTTTGCGCTAGAGGCATTTGCGGGACCGCGCTGTTGATAATCCTGTGAAGCGTTGACGCTAGTACCTAGTGCTGTAGGAATGTCGCGAACCTCACGGGCTACCGTTTTGACTCGCTTAATAACTCCTCTAACAGGGTTTGCCATTTACTTCTTCTTGCCCATCTTCTTCATAACCATCTTCTTTGCTGTTTTCTTAACAGCCTTTTTCTTCATACCCTTTTTCATTTCCATCATCTTTTCAGACTTAGATTCCATCTTTTCGCCAGCGGCATATGCCTTGGCTGCCTTCTTACCTGCAGGTGTGTATGGAAACTTCTTATCTCCGACCATTGGCATTATATTTGTCCTATCTCTTTCATTACCGCTACGGTTGATTTGTTTACTTTATTTGCATCAGGCATTGTGTTCGAGTTGTATGGCTTGCCTAATACTTCGGAAGCCTTTTCGGCTTCACGAATCTTTTGTATTGATGTACCGCCAGGTTGTATACCCTGTGCTCTAGCGTCATTGTAAGCATTTAGTTCTTGGTTAAACACTCTCTGTGGTCTTTGACGACGAGAGTCAGCATCACCTGTACCTAGTTCAAGGGTCATAACCTTGCATCCAAAGCATCCTTCTACATATTCAGGATGTGTCTGTATTTGATGTAGGCTCATACTTCCGTAAAGTTTGCTTCCGTTACTCCCACACCGCCAGCAATAAGGGCTGCCTTAGTGGCATCATCTACTGTGTGGTTGTAACCACCACGATAGACAACAGGATATTCAGGTAAATCAGAATCAAGTGGATAACGAATTTGTTGATACTGTCCATTAGTATTTAATACAATAGATATACCACGGTCTAACTTGTAAAACTCAAACAGTCTATGCATACCTGCAGGACCTTCTTCAACTATTGGTGTTTTAAATAACCAGTTAGACATTCATCCTCCTTTAGTGGACTCACCATAAGGCTGGGTTGCCCCAGCCCTACAGTCAATTAACTACTACTTAGCAGCGATTGATGAACCTGATGTGATTCGGAATAGTGCCTCATCACGGTAAACTGCAAAGCCAAGTACGCCGTACCAACCCATTGGGCGGAAGCGCATCAACTTATCAGTTACGTTACCAATAACTACGTGTGGTTCTTCTGCTACGGCTTCCGCCATTGCCTGTGCACCACAAACGATTGTGTCAAAGACACGTGTTACTGGAGTTACAGTTACTGTTGCTCCAACTGTTACTGCTGCAGTGTTTGCTGTATCAACTGTAATAGTTGTTGTTGAACCACTTGTTGCAATAGCAGTAATCTTTGCAGCAGATGCAATACCTGTTGCAGCAATTTTGTCGCCAACTTCGGCGCGAGATGCAATAACAGATGATGATGCAACACCAATAGTAAATCCTGCTGATGTTCCCGCTACTGTTGCTGTTGTTGTTGCCAATGCTGACTGGTCTGCACCTGTCTTAGCATTGAACAAACGTGATGACTCTACGAAGAACGCGCCTTCGTACTCACCAATTTCTCCAGCCCAAATCTTGCTTGAATTTTCAGCAGACTGTGAGTTTGGATAGCGCCATCCCAGGTCGCCTGTTTCGGCACGAAGGTCGTGTGAAACTTCTGGGTGAATACCTGTCCAGTATGCATTTCCGCGACGGCCCTTAGCCTTGTTAGAACGCAACTTTGCTACAGCACGACGAAGGTCTGCTGAATCAAGAGTATCTGCTGCATCAATTGTTGCAGTAGATGTTGCATTACCTGCAAAGATGTTGTTTGTACCTGAGCGTAGAGTTGTCATTGCAACCTTGTCGATAGAATCTGCAAGGTTATATGCAATAATGTTAGCAATTGCTGGGTCTACATCTGCAAGTGAGAAGAGTTCCAATGCGCGAGTTACTAGAACTGCGTTACCGTACTCATTAAGTGTTACTGTGACAGAGGTTGGTGTTGTCAGTGCTACTGCATCTGGGTCAACTGTCTCTGTTAGTGTTCCTGTTACTGCATCAAGGTCAACGTACTTCTGTAGAACTACTGTTGAACCTGGGATTGCTTGACGTGCAGGACGCTTATCTGCGACAGAACGAATTAGGGGTTCTGAACGGAGAGCGAACTCTAGAAGGCGGTCATACGCCTTCTGTACGAGGCCTGCACCGCCAACTGTACCACCGAACGAACCGCTCGAGGTATCTGTAAATGCGTTAGGCATGTTTTTTAGTCTCCTTGACTATGAACGGATAATTATTGTTGTGATTGAAGAAAAGCAATAAAATCTTCAGCGCTCTCAAAATTGCCATTTAGTCGAGCGTTCATATCATTTGCTTTATCTGGCGAAATACCCTGCTGCGTCACAATATCTTGCTGGCGCAATGCCGCAAGATTGACTTCATCATTATTAGATTTCGGCTCATATCCAATTAAATCTCCATTGTCAGATAGCCAATTATTAATTGACTCTTCATTAACTTCGGATATATCTTTTAGAATTAACCGTGCTGCTTTGGTATTTACGCCCTTCTTTTCTAGGACTTCCTTAAGTGTCGCCTCACGCTGCGCCTTAGAGAATATCTCAAGTTGCTCAGTAAGTTCCTTAATACGTTTTTCATCTGCACGCTTGGCTTTGCGTAACTTTTTAAGTAAGTCACTACCATCCAATGGTGCTTCTGTTTCTGTATCTAGGTCGTCATCTTCTTCATCCCAGTAGTTGTTGCTCATAGCAACCCACCCTTCTATTCGTTGTTAGTTCGCAGGCCACAGTTCAGTTCGGGGAAACTGGCTGGCTCCTACTATCGGTCTAATACACTGCATGGGGCCGATAGGTCCATGTCAGGAATTTAAAATGCGCTTCGGTTTTGTGAAGCCAGGCTCTTACTGCCTGCTATACCAGAGGAAGCCTTAAAGCGAGAAGCCTCTTCTTCAATTAATTTTTCTTGTTGTGTTAAAGCCTTACCGCTTTTACGCAGTACTACATCTTCAGCAAAACCTTGTGTATAAGCAGGACCACCTTGAGAAGATATCTCACTAAGGAAAGAACCACGCGGCAAAGCCTGTGCAATATAGCGATATCCAGCCTGTGCTGCAGCCTTGTCAATACCAAACTCAGCAAGTGATAAGGCTGATGTAAGTGATGTTGTTAAGCCTTGTGCTACAGCAGAGCCACCAATTTCAGCAGCAGTTACTTTTTGCTGCAACTTAGGTAGATTTTCTGTAGGATTTAAAAAGTAAGAAACTAAATCATTATCGTTAATGTTGTAAAAAGACTTAAGAGTATTGCGAGTAAATGGGTCAGAGTTTTGAACTCTAGTTACTGCTAGGTCAATACGGTCTTTAAACTCAACAGCAGAAATATCTGCGGCAATAAAGTCAGCAAACTTTTTATAGTTATCTTGACGATTGTTACTTACCATGTTGCCCAAACCATAGGCTTTAAGTGTCCGAGCATAGGAGTTTTCAAGGTTAATATACTCAGCCTCAGATAAAGCATTTAAACCCTGTTTAATACGGGTAAAGTTACCAGCAAAACGATTTGCGTAAGCACCACCAGGATTAGTCTTTAGTTTAATTAATGCTTCTGCTGATGTAAGGCCTTGTGTCATATAACCTGAGATTTCTCCAGCAAGTTCTTCAAGACCATAAGACCTAAACAAATCTGTAAGCATTGCAAAAGCATCACGTGTAGCGTCACTAATTTCTTTTGGTTGGTTTGCAGTAGTTGTGCTAGTAGTAGAACCATCAGTTCCTTCAACATCACTGCCATCATCACTGTCAGCACCGCTAACTCTAGAACCTTTGTTCATAAGAACAACTTTTCCAGTGTTGGGGTCTACATAAGCAGACTTAGTTGTTGATGTTGCACGAATTTCTGCTGCTGTTTTAAGAGCATTTTGAAAAGCATCACGCTGTGCCTGCGTTTTACCTCGTGAATCTTTTTTTGTATAATAAGAATCATCTGTTGCTGCTGTAGGTGCAACAGCACGCATTTCTTGCGCTTTGGTTTGCTCATCTACAGTAGAAAAAGATGCTGGAATATTAATGCCATCTGGCATATCTCTGTCTAGTCTCGCCATTAGCCCATGAATCCAAACGACTTAAGTATGGTGTTAGCAAAATCAGCAGCAGTATTACGTGCTTCATCTGTTTGCCGCCATAGTGGGTTTGCTTGCATTTGTCTTGAAAACTCTGCAGTACTCATTAGTCCGCCATCTCTAGTAAGTGCCATCTGTACATCTTTGTCATTGAAAGCATCAGTAATTGGAATACCTAGTTTTCTTGACTTAATTAATGCATACTGGTCAGCAATGTCTTTAACATTTCCACCGTTAGTAATATGGTCCTTAAGATTGCCATACATAGTTAGTGCATTAAGACGTAAACGTTCTGTTTGTTTTTGTATAGCATCTTTCTCTGTACCACCAGCAATAACAAAAGCAAGTGCTTCTCCTGCTGTTAGTGGTTGTCCATACTCTGCTCCAGCCTTTTGCAAGGCTGCTATCTGTATAGCAACTTGACTGCCTTTAGCAGACTTAAGTAATGCTCCTGCGTCTGTACCCTCAAGGGCTTTAATAACAATAGCGTTCTGAGAGTTCTGGCGTTCTGCTGCAGTAAAGGCTGCGCCCTTACGAGTAGACTTAGTTATCTTTCCAGTTGAATCACGGGTTGTAACAGTTTCAACAGCAGACTTTTTTTCCCGCTCATTAATATCTTTAAAGTATGCTTCTTTTTCTTCTTGTGTTGCTGGTCTACCTATAGCATCAATTAAGTAATCATTGATTTCAGTATAAGCATCGCCTGCTGTAGTAAGAATTATATCTGTATCTTTAAAGGTTCCAGCCTTACTTGCTGGCAATCCTGTTCCAGCCCCGCCCTTAGCAGAGTTAAACCAAGAAGAAAAAGGAACTTGCTTAGCACCTTCAATTTGAATTTTAGTTGCAGCATCAAATGTATATTTAGCAATTAAATTATCAAGACCAAACAACCAGTCGTCTTGTTCTAGTTGTTTTTTTGTAATCCAGGTACGATTAACTAATTCTCTTTTTAAAGCATCTAGTTGTCCAGGCTGTGAATAGTTCTTAAGAAAAGCCTCACGTGCTGAAATAATACTTTTATACTGGTTAATAGTTGTTGAGCCATCAGCGTTTTTTGTATCAACAAAATAGATACGCTCTCCATTAAGAATAACATTACCAGAAGATTCAATTGCATAACCCTTAAGTCTGTCTTCTGCTACATCTATAACACCGCCATCTTCAAGAGGTGCTGGTGTTTCTACAGTTTTATTTTCAGGTCGAATTATTCCCTTGGGTGCTGGCGGTAATGGTTTAACTTTTGCACCTGCATTTTTAGCAGCAGTCTGAGCATCATATGCAGCCTGTACTGCTGCTTCATACTGAGCCATACCACGTGAAGGAATAAGTGCTTCTGCTTTTTTAAGGTCAGTAAGTGATTTCTCATATGCATCAAGAGCGCCTTGCGCACCCTTTTGCTTTTCGCTTGTACCTTTAGCGCGGTTAAGTTCTAAGCGTGCAGCGTTTTTTGCATCTTGTGCTCGCTTATATGCAAGAGAAGCAGCATCATATTGTTTCTTAATAGCATTAAAATCTTTTATATTAAAGTTACGTATACTGCCTGGTTTTGCATCATTCTTTTCTTTACTATCTAAAGCAAGTAAATACTTTTGTTCTAAACCACCACGCCCCGCAGTACCATTAAGGATGTCATAGGTACGGCGTGCTTCTTCTGAAGCATCAAAGAAGGCTTTTTCTAAACCTTTAATGTCAGCCATTACTTTAACTCCTTATATACATAGTATGATTCGCGTGAATAAAATCCAAGTATTGATTTAAATATTGCACGGTTGGCTTCTGTTACATATAAGTCGCCTACCATTAATTCGTTTAGATTAGCCTCTATTTGTTCTTTTCTTTCTCGCTTAAGTTGTGCAATGTTTTCAACATTCTTTAACTCTGGGTCAGTAGAGAAAGCAACAAACTCTCGTACCATCTTAATTGCCATCATTAATTTCTGGCGTGTGGCTGGTCTAACATCAGTATTAGGGTTTGAAATTAATTGCTCAAGACTATTAAGCATTACAGATTCATTACCAATTTCATTACCAGAACCAATAAGTTCTGAGTTAAGCAATGGGTTGTTAGCCTTTAATGCAGCACGTTGCTGCTCTGCTGCTTTAATAACATTGGCTCGTAGTTCTGGGTCTGACAAATTGCTAAGAATATCTTTTTGCTGACGAGCAATGTCATAATACTTTTGCTTATCCTCTGCTACCTGTATATCTGTGTAGTAGTCTTCAAGACTCTTGCTTTCAATAAGGCCTGCTGCTTTAATCCAGTTATAAGTACCAGCATTAAAGTCACCAATCTGTGGTGCAAAAATGTAGGCAACCTCACCATAAGTCTTAATTAAGTCAGCGTTTTTAATGCCCCAGTTCTTTAACTTATCTGTGTTCTTAATAAGAACGCTAGTCTGCTTATCCTCACGGGCAACTGTATAGATAAGTTTGCCTGGATTCTTACCAATGTATGTAGCAAGTGCTACCTCGTATGGGTCCGAAATGTCTCCATTATTAACAGCAGTTATGCCATTAAGAATGTCAAAGAACTCTGAGCGCAAAGTAGTAATACCAGTGTCTTTAATATAGTCAGGGATTCCTACAGACTCCATAGTTGTAGGTGCAACTGGCGATAACAAACCTAGGAAGTGGCGCATAAACAATACGTTATGTGCTGAGATACGAATGTTCTTTAGGTATTCAGACTTCTCTTCATCTGTAGCATTTGCTGTAATACCTATTCCGTTGGCTGCATTGTAGGCAATAGCCTGCTGTGCAGCGGTTACTTCTTGTCTAGACTTTTCATCAAATCCCAACATACCCCAGACACGCTGTAAAGATGAAGGAACAACAGCGCGGAATATATCAACATTGTCACCAATGTTACCTAGTGCAAAAGTATCAATGCTTTCACCTAGTTGCTGTGAGTATGGCTGTATTGCACCACCAACAAATGGAATTTTTCCTGGAACTACACCAAGGATATTCTTTACAGCAATAACTCCTAGTCCTGCAATAGGACCAGACAAGGTAGGAAGACCAGCATCCTGCGAGAATGATGGGTTAACCATTCTTAGTTTAAATGTAAACTCATTAAACAATGGCTGGCTGTATCCAGTATTACCTGTTAGCGCACGAAACGCACCATCTGTAGCCTTGTAGATAATGTTATCCATAGGCATTACTACATATGGCTCACCTTCGGCATCGTTAAAGATAGCGCCACTTGATTCAAGTCCTACGTTAACTAAACGCAAACGATACAACGTGCGTGGTGCTACATCCTTTAAACGATAGATACGGCGATAGAAATCCTCAGTTGCTCTATAGTAACGACCAACAGTACGCGCACTAAATGCAAAGTTAGAACGTATCTTTGGGTTATCAGCAAACTTTAGAATAGTATCTGCTGCTTCACGCACCGCTAATTCAGTAAAACGCTTTTCGGCTATAGCCTTATACTTGTCTTCAACAGCATCAATCTGTTTTTGAGTAGCACCAGCAAAAGGACCCATCTCACGTGCTACCTGTTGACGAACAAACTCTTTTTCAATACCAGCATACTTTCTGCGCAATTGTGCATATGTAACCATAACTGCTGGTTGACGGAATAAACCAGTTACTTGTTGGTCCATCCAGTCCATCATAGTATTTCCGTAGCGTCTAAATACAGACTCTACATCAAAGTCACCAAAGGCTATTTCAGTATTGATAGGTCCACTAATACGGAATCCTTGGCTAGCCTCTTGAAATTCATCTAAAGGAATACGTGCAACTGCTGCGTTCCAAGTAGGAGTGCGACCAGATTCTGCACTCATCTTAACTAGTTGCCCGTAACTATTCTTAACTACATCTAATAATCCCTGATTAAACTTGTTAGCATCACCATGGAATGTTTCATACATATCAGTAAACATACGGAATAACTGACCACGGGCAATTTGCTCATCATCTAGTCCACGACCACGGGCTTGAACTGTGTAGGCTGTGCGTTCTAAAAATGCACCAACAGATAGATTGTCTTGAATCTGCCAAGTATTAGTTAACGGTTCAAATTTAAAACCAATTTTTTCCATACCAGCATCAAGTGCTAGTTCCATCATTTCTTTACCAGTGCGTGGGTCTACCTCGCCTGGCTTTAATGCATTGTATCTAAAAAATATTTCTGCTGGGTTAAGTGTAACTTCATCGGTTAATTTGGCCTTGTTACCAGCCATCATCTTAAACCATTTTTCAAAGTGCGCTAATGCAACTTCGCGTTCTGTTAGCATAGCCGTATCAATAGTACGGGTTCCTTTACCCATCTTAATACCTAATGCATCAAAAGCCATATCAAGCATAGATGGTGTAATAACTGATGCAACAATCTCCTCGCCATAGCGACCAGAGATACCACTGCTAGCAACAAGAGAAGCAGCCATTGAGTTAAGTGAATCAGGTGAATGTACAAAGGCTTGCATTAAATAACCAGCAGTTTCAGGGTCAACATAACGACCATACATTTGTGAAACAGCAGCAGATATTGCTTGACGTTTTTCTAAACTTGTTAAAAGAACAACATCAACTTCTAAGTCATCTGCTTTGTTTTGTAAAATTGTTTGTCTATCTAAAATTGACAGTGCTTCTTCGTGTGAGTAGCGCGGTTGTTTACCCATACGCATAGGTAAATCTGCGCGTGGCGCAAACTTTAAAGTTTTTTGAATACTGCGACGAATAGGACCACTAGCAGACTTAGAACCAGTAGCAGCACGGGACATATTTCCTAGTCTTAATCCTTCTAACGATGCAAATTTGCGCAAATCTTTAGTAGGAGCAGACAATAAATACATAGTTGCTTCATCAATAGCAGAACGAACACCTAAACGTGGGAACAAGGTTAAGATAGACCATGCATCAACTAGTCTTTTTGAAAAATTACCCTGTGTTGCTCCACCAATTGCAGTAATAATGTTTTTCTTAGATTTAATTTCCCATACAGTTGACCCGATTGTGTCATAAGGTAGTGGGCCAATAGCCCATGTAGTCTGATAAGGCTGCAATGGACCTTCAGTATTAACAAAAAATCCTGATTCAGATTCACGAACAGTATTTGCTGGTGCAAACTTAACATGGTCTGGGTTAATTGCTAGGTCGCGCTTAGTAGCAAAGCCCGCTTTATCACCATACTTGTCCTGTAGTGTCTTAAGAATTAAATCTTCACCCTTAACACTGCCACCTAGTCCCATTGAGTACATAGTTGCAGCATCTAGATTACGCAAAATAACTACTTGCTCATCAGCAGTTGAGTCTAAAAAGCGAACAGTTAACGCTTGAGCCATATCTTTTGGCAAAATCTGACGAGCACGGGCTGTAAAGTTAGAAGCAGTATCAATAGCATTAACACCAACTCGTACTTCTAGTCCTTGTGGCGAACGTGCCGCTAAACGACCAATTCTTTTCCAACCCTTAATTTCTTCATTAGCCTTTAATACTACGGACATGTCAGAGTTAGGGTTAACTAAACGCTGTAGTGAATCTTCTGCATTAAGAAATGCAGCACTAATTGGTTCAAGAGCAGCATTTCTTTCAGCGGCATTACGAGACATGTTATTAAAAACATTGTCAAGTGAACGTGTTAGTGCATCTGAAAATAAACGAGTTTGACGTGCTACTACTACGCCATTGCGCATGTAAGTTAAACCATCAACTCGTCCTGCTAGCAATAGATTTAAATTTCCAGCGTTTTCAAAGTATGCTTGTGCTGATGCAGCATCAAATACTTCTCCGTCAACTAAAGCCTTAATTGCACTTTGGTCGTTATACCCAGGAAAGTTTTTTGCAATTTCATCTAGTGCAATTGACTTTGCACCTGGAGTTCCACTTGAGTCTTTTACCTTTTTAAGTGCAGGTCCTAATCCATCTTGCCATAATGAATAAACTAATGGATTTTTAAATGTATCTGCAACAGCCTTTTCTACTGAAACACCATTGTTAATTGCCTCAGTAAGTGATGTAGCAATACGCTCACCTTTAGTTACACCCTTACTTAGTCCACCTGTCATCCAGGTAAGTGGGTCTACAGCAAGTTGATAAATAAAATCTATAACACCAGATACGTTTTTTGTTTTACCGCTTACACCACTTGATGGTGGCTTGCGGTCAAGCATACGAGCAATATCTCGCCCTGGAGAAATCTGTGCATACTTTACGCCATCTAATACTTCTTGAAAAGCCTCTGGTTCATCGTATGCTCTTTTAATTGAGTTAAGAAGATTAGCGTCTACTTTACCAAAGTCTTGAACAATCTCGCCAGGAGTTTTACCTGCAAGTAATCCTTTAGCAACCATAACATCAAACTCACCAAAGTAACTGGTCGCTTCCGCCAAAGCCTTGTCATCATATTGATTCTTTCCGTCCCATGCATCTGTCCATGTTTTCATTGAAAACAAATCTTCGCCCTGTGCAACCTGTCGTGCAATTTTATAAGGTTGATTAATTAAGCGATTATACTGCCCACCTAGTTTAAATAAACCAATTAATGGTGATGCAACTATTGTTCCGATAGTTTTAGCAACACCAAATAAACGGTCTGACACATCAGGTGCATCCTGCATGTAGTCAGCATCTTTAAACATAAACTTTAGTTGGTCTTGAAATTGAGGCTCTAAACGGTTGTATTCTTTACGAGCCATTTCTGTACCAAGTTTAACTAGTTCACGATGCTTTTTAATCGTGTAACTCATCTGCTCTATTTGGTTTTTTTCTACGCCAGTTAGGTTTGCAGTTTTTGCAGCAGCATAAATATTAGGTGATACTTCAGCAACAATCGGTTTAATGTACTGGGCCATTAAAAGTCTCTATCAAGAATTGTTCTGTAAATTAACTCTGCATCTCCTGATGAATCAAACTGTGCTAAATACTTTAAAGTGTCAATAAGTGTTGGTGTTTCATTAGGCAAACCACGCATTGCCTCTGAACCTGGACCAGGACCCATGTCAATGCCAGATGTAATTGGTTCATCAGGACGCATAGTTGGTGCACCTAAAGGTGTTGGCATTTGCACTTGAGGCATCTGTGGCATTGAAGCGCCTTGCATAGGAGCACTTGTCTGTTGCTCCATAGTTGCTTGACCTTCTCCGTATGGCAAGCCAGCAATGTATCTAGCAGGTTGTGTAGCACGGCCTGATTGACCTGCACCACCAGTTGCTGAAACATTTGCTGGATTATTTTGAGGGGCTGTTGGACGATACCCACCACGATTTTCTGGGGCAGTTGTCATTCTTCATCCTCCTCTTCTTCAACGGTTTCATGTTTAGTGCCAAGTACTTCACTGTTATACTCTTGTGCCATCTTCATCATCCCATACGCGTTCCATGGTGTCATGGCTTCGCTAACTTCTGTGTGTAAATATCGGGTCCCTTCGTAGTCTGCCCACTCGGTTATCATTAACCAGTTGGTGCAGATAAACTCAGTCCCCTTCGTATCTTCTTCAAGAAGAATTTTTAATGCTTCTTCTACTTTATTTCTAAACTCTTTACTCATTTTGCGTTTTGTATCTTTACTACAATTGGCTCGCCAGTATGTATATCCCAACGAGATGCAATTTTAATTGCCATTCTAATATCTACTTCCGCCAATTTTGGCGTAGTTTGTTTTCTAGAATTAGCAAAGGCCTCAATAGCACCGAGAGCAATATCAGCACCACTGCCAGAACAGTAGATACCACGAACATCGCGGTCCCAAGAATAGTCTTCAAAGATAGGATAAATAACTCCGCGAACGACGACAAGAAATTGCGAATCATGTGCTGCTGCATCCCCATCTTCTTTCATGTCATAACCAGAATCAATAAACAATTTACGCATTGCTGGTATAAAAGTCTGTGTCATAAATACATCTAAGTCATCAGTAGCCCGTGGCTTAGGTGCTTTCCATCCAAACTGCAAAATGTTAGAACCACGACTAGCACCAGAACCTGCAATTAAAATTCCGTTGTTTTCAATAATCTTATGTGTTGCTAGTTCCATAAAGCGACCATCATCACCAGAAGAACGAGAGTCACAGCCAACGGCTGCCCAACCATTTCCCTGAATTGCTACAAGCGTTGTCATTGTCCCCTCCTTAAGTTAGCGTCGCGTAACTGTCCTTGCTGATGCTGATGCTTCTCCACCTGATGTTAAACTTGCTAAAAGACTTTGTAGTTGTGGTGGTTGCTGTGGTTCTAAAGAAGCGCCTCCTGCTGGCGCGGCGGGAACAGGGGACGGTTGCTCAACCTGTGCACCAGCAGGAGGTAATTCTGGTGCAAAGACTTCTTCAACAGCATCCTCTACTGGAATACCACGTTGACGAGCCTTAATAACTCCAGCAATTTTCTTAACAATGGCTGACGGGTCCCCACCTTGCACAGCCATTTGTGGAATGGCTTGTGTGTATGCTTGTAAAGAACTAACCAGTGCTTTACGCATATTTTCTATTTCAATCTTTTCTTGTTCTTGCGTTACGTTAATACCAAATGGTAGTTCACGCATTGCTAGGTCTGTAGAGATTAATCCACCACCTAATGCTTGCAACATAAAGATAAGTCCCTGTGCTGGGTTAAGACCAGCAAGCATGCCGTATCTAACATCGGCAGTAAAGTCACTCTTAATATCTTTGCCTGGCTTGTAGGTAAGGCTGTAAGGAGAACCTGCATCTACGCCACGGATTGTCTTTTCAAAATCAAAAAACTTTTCATCTACTTCAAAACATACAGAAATAACATCTCGTAATGCAGAAGCAAAAATAGCCTGAGCAGATTTAACCTGTGTATCAAAGCCACCCATAAGTGCTTGAACACCTTGACCAGTAATAATGGAAGCATCAATGTTTCCAGTACGTCCCTCTGGGTAACGTGTTCCTGTTCGTAGTTCCTGCTGTAACAAAGCCTGCTCAGTAAATGCACCAGGTGGAATGTTAAGGTCTACGCGTCTTACACCTGCTGGGTTTGCTGTGCGAATAATTGCATCGCCACCCAGTTCAAGTTCTGTTACATCTGTTGGTAGAACAATTGGAGCCTGTACTGACTTCTCTGCTGCTTCCATCGCAAGTAATGCGAATCTGTTACGAAGCAACTGAATACCTAATACATCATCAAACTGTCCACGCATCTCACCATCAACTGATGGACGCTTAGCAACAACAACCATCATCTTACCAAGCGGGTTAACCGCCTTAGATAAAATTAAATTGTTTTTTTCTGGAACAAACAACATAGATTGTTCTGCATCGTAATAACGGATTATCTCTAGTTGAGCGTTAAGGTCTCCCTTGTACATTTCTGGACCAAGAAGTTCTCTTGCATACTCAGGAAACTCTGAAGCAAGTTCCCCAACGCTTAAGTAATAACGCTTAGCAAAGGCAATACAGCGTCCGTAGCGGTCAAATTCTGGGTAAGCCCCCACTGGATTTTCTACGCGGATACGCGGTAGCCCTGCTTCTTCGTCTAATTCAATAATGAAAGGGACGAAACCAAATGTGATGTACATGTCTGCGCCTGTGTACATCTGTACTTGTAAATCTGAGTTAGCAAAATAATTAGTAGCAATACGGGTACGTGTGTCTGCAAACTTGCGAGCACGGTCGTTTGCTTGGTTAGCAGCAGAACAGTTAACAGATGGCAATGGAGCCATTACCTCTGATAGGTCACGGGCTACAATGTCAATAAAGTTAGCAACTACGTTAGCGTCAACACCCTGCGGAAAGAAGTCTGGGTAAACACTTGCTATCTGTCCTTTACGGACAGCAAGAACATCTTGCTGGCGTGCATCACGCTCTGCAGCACGGTCTTTAAGAGATGCAACCCGTGCTGAAATCTGCTCTATCGAAAGCATTTATTTCCTATCCGTATTGATGATTCCACATTTCAGATGCGGCATCATCTAGATTAATTGATGTACGTTTATGTTGTTGCGCTCTAGTAGCCCAACGATTGTTGGCGTACCTAGCGATATTGCTATTTTGCTGCATAAACTCACGGGCACGGATAACCGCAAACCATAAAGCCATAACAGTATCTGTCTTACCTCTGGTGTCAGGCTTCCAAGTAATTAACTGTTGGACTAATGCCTTCATACCTTCTGAGTTTTCAGTACTAGGTAATTCTATAATGTTGTTCTTTTGGAACTTACCTTCGCGAGTAGTGCCAAAGAGTGTTGACATAGATGCCACACCGAAGTTTGTGTCCCATTTGTTTTTTCCTGTAAAGTGAGAATTAAGCCGTACGCCGTGTGAAGAGAGCCATGTTCGTAGTTCTTCGTCAAGAGAGTAGGCTTTTTGGTGAGCGTTAATTTCAACGCGGAACTCTTGCGGTCTATACCGAAGCGTAAAATCTTCAATGGCTTGCCTAATCTTTTGTGGCGTAGGGTCTGGCATATTCAAACATTCCAGAACATAAATCTTTCCATCAGTCCTGTTATAGGTGATAGCCACAAATGCAGCGTTACCCGCCATAGCGGGGTCAAAGCCCACAATAGTGTAACCCTCAACTTGAGGTGGATGTCCCGTTGCACCTGGCTTTAATGGACCACGCTTACGCATGCCGTTAATAGAACCTTGCACCAGTTCAGGTGGAAAGATAGAGTCTTCAGTTACATCTTCTTGTTGATAAACAAGCGCCCATGTTGCTGGGGTTACTTCGCTTCTACGCTTGAAAAGCGTTTCGCCATCCCACTTAGGGTATAACCCTTCTTCATTAGGTGGGGTATCTTCATCCCCGTCCCAGGGTGTATCACTTGCAGGCCAGAGAGTTGTCCAGTCTTCTGGCTTATCGCTGTAGTCAAGAACTGCTGGCATACCCATATATGTAAAGGGTGACTTGCCACCAGACCAATGCTTAGGGTCGCGGAGTTCTTTGTAAAAATCAGATGGGGCGATACGGGTTCCTACTACCAGTAACTTACCGTTTTTGCCCAGACGGGTAATAACTTCCTTTTGCAGCCAGTTAATCTGCTTCTCATGTTCGTGAGCGTTAGAGGTAGTTATGCAGTCATCTAGGATAATCAAGTCGGCACGTGCGCCGTAAATCTGACCACCCATACCCAGTGCCTGAATTGTTGGGTCTTTTTCACTTGAGTTTCTCGCATCACTCCCAAGGTAGACTGTGTCAACTCGCCAAGTGTCTGAGTCCTCTTTCCAGCCCCCTTCTGGTCCAAAAGTTGTTTGTAACTTTAGCCAGCGCGGGTGGGATAATCTCTGCTTGATTGCGTACACGAACTCGCGTGCTTTAACAAGGGTCTTCGAAACCACAATAATGCGGACATTCGGATTGAGAGCGATGCGATAAGTTGCGTAGTTAACCGTAATGACGGTTGATTTGGCGTGCTCAGGGGGAACGTTTAAAAGTAGGCGGTTCCGATTGCCTGGCTCGTAAATCATATTAGGGTGCAGCCACGAAGGCTCGCGTCCCTCTAATAGGTCAATCCAATCTAGATGATGTGGAAAAACCCGTTGGTCCAAAAACATCTCAGAAAACTGAGGAAAGGTAATATCTTCACGGGCTACGCCCATGGCTTTTAATGAACGCTCTTTAGCGTTTTCCTTTGCCTCGGCTAGGGCGGTAGCAAAGGCTGGGTCTCTTAGACACCAGATACGAACAGTGTCTGGCTTTTTGCCATTTTGTTCCATAGCCCTATGCACAGACATACCTTCAGAAACCAGCGCCAAAACTTTGGCTTTAGCCTCTGCCGCCATAGCGGTACGAGGGTTATTAGTTTTCTGAAAAGTCACGTAACTGTCCCATCTGCATATAGTACAGACCAGTTAGTAACGGATAGTAGATACAGTCTGTAACGCAAGTTCCTGAAGAACTTGCTTAGGTAGTAAAAGAAATAGTCTCTATATAGTATTAACCCGTTCAAACAGCCATTCCGAACGGTGCAAAGGCAAAAATCTTTTTATTTAATTAAAACAGTTAAGTAACAGCCTAAACAGGGCATAGGGGACTGTACGGGAAAATCTTTATGGGAGATACAGTATATCTTACAGCCGTAGTTTAATCACTCTAGGGTCAGAACCAGAGTACAGACAGACAGATACAGGTTGACCTGTACTGTACAGACTGAGTGTAGACAGAGACTAGTCTGCGGCTCGATAGACAAGACTACCTCGCCCCTGTTTTATTAAACTGAAATAGTTACAGCCTTGGCAATGGCTGACAAACCCTCACCTCTGCTACCGTAGCCAAGGGTCGCACCGAAGGCTGTCCGCCCGCGCAAGCGCGGTCTCGCCTGTCGCAATCGAAGGCATAGCCCTATGGTCTATTGCCTTCTCATGCTGACATGCACTCAGCCCTCATCTCTCGCCAGTCTGTCGGCGCGTCCAAGGCCGCGCTACGCCATCCTCAGGCTCGTGCTCCTGCGATGCCTTCATCATACTCCGTCGTCAAATCGTTCCCTGCTCTGCCTATTCGGCAAAGCAAAGCGGTCACGATTGCTCTCAGCGTGGTAAACCACGCATCTGGCCTGTCTGAAGCGCCCGCAAGCGTGCGCCTGCTCGCAGGCTCGCAGTCCAGCCATGCCCCGCATCCAGCGCAATTGCGCTGTCTGATTGACTTAGGAGTATTTCTTGCGGCGTTTCCACAACGGGTGGAGACGGAAAAGAAAGGAACGACAATGCACACAATAAGAAACATAGTGCTACAAGACACACAATGCCAATGGTGTGGCGACTATGCGGTTATCGAGTGCACAACATGTGACCACATGGAATGTGACACATGCGGTGCAGGCGGATACTGCGACTGTATAGGAGGACAAACAAATGAGTGACGAACTAACTGTCTCCAACCCATGTTACCAGTGCATGATTCAAATGGAACTATGTGTGGACTGCCAAGACCTGCGTGATTCACGGGCGACTAACATCGCCCATGAGATAGTAGATGAGGCAAACCTCATCTACCCTGCACAGTGGCACAGTATAACTGAGCCATCAGGCCACGATTGGGTTAGCCCTACTACGAGAGTAGAACCGTACTTCGTATACGCTACCCAAACATGGGAAGATACCCGTGAGGAATTTATGGAACCTATCACCAACCTATCCGATAGGTTCTTTGAACTGGTTATGGACTTAGGTCCACATGAGATGGTCTGTCAAGACTGTCGAATGGTGTGTAACAAGCACGCTGTATGTCCTAGTTGTAACTAACAAACCAAGCAGACCTGCTCTGAACAAGTGCAGGAGCAGGTCTGCACAACAACACTACCAACAGAAAAGGAAACAAAATGAACACAGTCACATTCAAGAACAGCGTTATCAAGAATGTTGTTGACCGCA